TTCAAGATTGGTAACTACGTTGATATTCCCATTGAACGTGGTGAAGAGATGGATATTGTCAATATGGTTGCCGACTCAGAAACCTTTGCGGATGCACTTTTAGCCGCAGAAGTACTTTACAAATACTGTAAAGATCATCAGGATGGGCAGAAAAAAGTTGATGATCTTAACAACACTGATGGTCAGTCAGGTTCAAGTCCTCAACCTCAAGATTTTGTTGAAAGTGATTCTGATAATGGTGAAGAGTCTGATGATACTGGTGAGTCTGATGAAAAAGTGAATGATGATGCTGATCTTGATACTCCAAGTTACGAAGGTCAACAATCCGATTCTGAAGAACCAAAAGTTCATACTGAAAGTTCTTTGGAGGAAAACCTCAAAGATTTGATCAACAAAAATTCTTTCGAGAATGTCTATATTGAGTTTCCACAAGTCAATCTCGAAACAGTCGTTGTTGACTATACTGAAATTCACAAACATGCGAATGAGTCATATGCTGAACAGCAGAGTCATTATGATGATGCATGTGACAAATATTCTCATCAACATACGGATATTTTTGCATCTGCAGACAAAGCGTATATGTCTTATAAAAAGTCTGCTCAAAAAGAGGTAAACTATCTTGTAAAGGAGTTTGAGTGTAAAAAATCTGCAGAGTCATATTCCCGTGCAACAGTATCCAAGACTGGTGTTCTTGACTGCACCAAACTTCATACCTACAAATACAATGAAGATTTGTTTAAAAAAGTAACCACTCTTGCAGATGGTAAGAATCATGGTCTTGTCTTTGTTCTAGATTGGTCTGGATCAATGGCTGATATTATGTTGGATACCGTAAAACAGTTGTTCAATTTGATCTGGTTCTGCAAAAAAACAAATATTCCTTTTGAGGTATATGCTTTTACTAATAACTGGAAACGTGTAACTTATGATGAGAATGGTAAATCAATTTATCCAGAAAAACATTATGAGTACAAAAATGGACTAGTTCAAGTCTCTCCAGATTTTTGTCTGATGAACTTCATCAGCAATCGCACCAAAACCAGTCAATTTGAAAATTGTATGCGGAACATCTGGAGGATGGCCTATTCATATCGTAACTATGTTTTCTATTCATCTCCAAAGCAACTTGAACTTTCAGGAACTCCTTTGAATGAAGCATTGATTTCACTTAATCAGGTTCTTCCAAAATTTCAAAAAAATAACAAACTTCAAAAGGTTCAGTGTGTTGTATTGACTGATGGTGAGGCTCATCAATTAAGTCGTCACTATGAAATGATGCGTAAGTGGGATACTGAACCTTTCATGGGCACTCGTTCTATTGATCCATCAGTAACTTTCCTAAGGGATCGTAAACTTGGAAAAACCTATAAGTTTGGGTACAATTATCACGATTTTACAGAAACCATTTTGAATAATCTTCAGGATAGGTTCCCATATGTCAACTTTATTGGGATTCGTGTTCTTCTTCCCCGTGAAGCATCTCGTTTCATGCGCCTATATACAAATTATGATCATGAAAAAGTTTCTCAACTTGAAAATTCTTGGAAAAAAAATCGTAGTTTTGTCATGAAGAATGTTGGATATGATGCATACTTTGGAATTTCTTCAAATGCACTTTCTCAGGAAACTGAGTTTGATGTAAAAGATGATGCAACTAAAGCCCAAATTCGTTCTGCATTCAAGAAGTCTCTTTCTTCTAAGAAGATGAATAAAAAAATCCTGTCAGAATTCATCTCTCTGGTCGTCTGACCACTTTTCAAACTGGCCACTAAGGGGGTTCCGACCCCCCTTTTCATTGTATAATAACTTCAGTTCAAACAAACGACATGACCATCTCTTCTGAGTACATCATTACTAGTCTTCAAAATCTTTATGGTAACTCTGTGAGCTCTGGTGACATCCGTGCTTGGTGTGCAATGAATGGTTCTAACTATCAGACCATTACCAATAAATTGGCCGAATACAAAGTTGGTCGTGGTAAGTGGAACCTTACCGTTCGGGAACAGATGGAGCAAACCTATCAAGCACCTTCTGTGCAACCTGCTGTAGAACAAAACCTTATTCCTCAAAAAGATGATACCTTCGTCCAGTTTGGTAATTTCAAAGATATTAAAAAAATTATTCAATCCCGTCTTTTCTATCCTACGTTCATTACAGGTCTTTCTGGTAACGGTAAAACGTTCTCTGTTGAGCAAGCGTGTGCCTCTCTAAATAGGGAGTTGATTCGTGTGAACATTACAATTGAGACTGACGAGGATGATCTTATTGGTGGGTTCCGTCTTGTTAATGGTGAAACTGTCTGGCACAATGGACCCGTTATCGAAGCTCTGGAAAGGGGAGCTGTGCTGCTTCTAGACGAAATTGACCTTGCATCCAATAAGATCCTGTGTCTCCAATCCATTCTTGAGGGTAAGGGTGTTTTCCTGAAGAAGATTGGTAAGTACGTCACGGCTGCCCCTGGATTCAACGTATTTGCTACTGCTAACACTAAGGGTAAGGGTTCTGATGATGGTCGCTTTATCGGCACCAACGTTCTGAATGAGGCATTCCTTGAGCGTTTCCCTGTGACCTTTGAGCAGTCCTATCCTGCCCCCGCAACCGAGCAGAAGATCCTTGAGGGGGTTGCTCTGGACCTTGGTGTAGAGGATCGTGACTTCTGTAAGCGTCTGGTAGACTGGGCAGACATCATCCGCAAGACATTCTATGATGGTGGCGTTGATGAGATCATTAGCACCCGTCGCCTGGTCCACATCATCCGTGCTTATAGTATCTTTGGCAACAAGGCAAAGGCAATCGATGTTTGTACTGCACGATTCGATGATGAAACCAAACAATCTTTTATTGAACTGTATGACAAAGTTGACGCCGACTTCCAACTCCCTGTGGATGGAGTACAAGAAAGTACTGTGGGAAACATTTCCTGATTTAGAAAACATTTGTGATTGGGCTGACTGGGAGGGAAAAGGCACCTCCCTTTCAGCCAAAATCTACAATAATCAATACATCATCAAGTCCAGGGAAGTTGAGATCTGGGATGACAAGTCCTGCATCTACAACAACATCATCTATCCAAAAACGGGTGAGAATTTGCCTTGCTTTGGAATGGACTTGATGGGTTTCTTTGATAAGAAAGTCATTATTGTATTTGACTTTCAACATCCAGTAGAAAACTACTTGTTTTCCCATCCAGATCTTCCAAAGGCAGAAGGAACATTCAGGTTCTTTGAGCCTGGTAATCATTTCTCTGAAAATGTGTTTGTTCGCAAATGCACGATGGATCAAGTCAATGATTATCTTGATGACTTCGCCGCCTATTTACAAGCATATAAAGATATGTTAGAATCAAAGAAACCCAGTGGGTCTTCTGTTCAATCTACTTACGGTGATTTTGACAAATATATGAAACGCCTGGATCCTGTAAGTGGATATCTTTCCAGCAAGTTTGGAAAAGAAAAAGCAGATTCACTTGTAGATAATTTTCTTTTCTGCTATGGTTAATGCTTGGAGTTTGCTATTTGATGAAATGAATGGAAGTCTTGAACCAGAAGAACATGTGATGAATGATGATCCTTTGGATAAACTAGCCCAGGACACATATGCAAGATATGTGTCAGCATATGATGATGGATGGACAGCACAACTAAAACAAAACGATATGAATGAAAATCAAATTGATTTAAATCTAGAATCCACTGAGAAAAATGGATTCTGGAAATATGAAGAAGATCTCACGATGAAAGAGATTCGTGATTATCTTTCTGGAACATATAAGTCACATTACACATCTCAAGAATCCAAAACTCAAACTCTTGATTTGATTGAAAGTATTGGAGATGCAGAGGCCTTCTGTCGTTCTAATGCAATCAAATACCTATCTCGGTTTGGTAAAAAGAATGGCAAGTCACGTCTTGACATTTTGAAGGCAATCCACTATTGTATCCTTCTCTACCATTTCTCTGGACTCCACAAGAATAACTCTTCCGATTTCCCCTATTGATATGAAACTAACCAAACAAACCCTTTCAATTCTGACTAACTTTTCTGAGATTAATCAATCCATTCTATTTCAGAAAGGTAATCAACTTCGCACTATTTCAGTGATGAAGAATATTCTTGCCGAGGCCGAAATCAAGGAAGAATTTCCAAAAGACTTTGCAATTTATGATTTGCCACAGTTTCTAAAAGTTCTTCGTCTATATCAAGACCCCGAACTTGATTTCTCAGAAGGTAACTATGTAACCATTCGTGAGGGTCGGAATCGTTCTCGTTATTTCTTTGCAGATCCTAATGTAATTGTTTCTCCGCCAGAGAAGAAACTTACTCTTCCCAGTGAAGACGTTTCTTTTGAGATTACTCCCAGTCATCTCAGTCAACTTCTTCAGGCTGCAAATACTCTAGATCTACCTGATTTAGCTGTTATTGGTGAAGCAGGTGTCATCCGTCTTTCTGTTCGTGACAAAAAGAACGATACTTCAAACGATCACTCCATCGTAGTCGGAGAGACCGATAAGGAATTTGTTTTCAATTTCAAAGTTGAGAATATCAAAATTCTTCCTGGAAATTATAAAGTATCGATCTCCAGTAAGTGCCTATCTCAGTTCACGAATGTACTTGAGTCTCAACCACTTACTTACTTCATTGCTCTTGAGCCAGATTCTGAATTCAATTCGTGAAGAAAAAGAGGCAGAAAACTTTATGGCGGTGGTGGGCAAAATCTTTAGGTGAAAAAGCATCTAAGTCTAACAAAGAGTCAGATATCATAGCGGGAATCCGCACCGTTATATTTCTGACTTACCTTATTACCAATGTGGCTATTGTTGCAAATGCAGTTCGACATTGGAATGATATAAATTATGAGTGTAAAAATGAGACACATACTATTCACCCTTAAAGGGTGTAAACCAGATCTTCTTGATGATGAGGGTTGGATTCGAGATACGGTTTACATGGCATCTAAAAAGTGTAAATCAACTCTTTTGGCATTAAACTCACATAAGTTTCAACCTCAGGGTGTGACTTGTGTCGCCATGCTTGCCGAGAGTCACATTAGCATTCACACCTGGCCAGAAAAAGGCATGGCAGTATGTGACATTTTTACTTGTGGAGACCACACCATGCCACAGGATGGTGTAGAATATATGAAGATGGAACTTGAATCAAGTGACATCGTTTCTAACGAATTCATCAGACCTTTAGAATGAATATTTTCGTCACTGATCCCGATCCCTGGAAGTCCGCACAAGTTCTTCCTGACAAACATATCGTCAAAATGCCTCTAGAAACCTGTCAGATGCTTTCTATTGTGGCATCCGATAAATGGGGTCATGGATTTGGCACCCTTCCCAAGGCAGACGGTACTCCCTATGCCACTGAGAAGGGTGCTTTTCGTAATCATCCATGTACGAAATGGGCTAATGAGTTTGTAATGAACTGGCAATGGTTACTCAACCATGGTATTGCACTTTGTGATGAGTACAAAATGCGCTATGGAAAGGTTCATACCTGCTTTCATACTCTGATGGTGGCTAAAGAGATTTTCCCCACTGGAGACCCAACTGGCCGTAGTGGGAAAAATACCACACCATTTGTTCGTGCAATGCCTGACGAATATAAACTTGATACAAGCATTTCAACCTTTGATGCTTATAAGATGTATATTGCATCTAAACCTTGGGTGTGTGATAATTATCTACGTATTCCTGATCGTAAACCAGAGTGGGTATGATTGAAAATAAAATTTGGAAGTATTCTTTAAAAAACCACAAACATATTAAAGAAACTCTGTTAGAAGAAATTGAAGATATAGATCCCAATAGCCTGGACAAATCTATAGATGAGGGATCTTAAATATACAAAACAGAT